TAACCTAAAGCCCGGGCCTTTGCTAACCGCGCGCGTATTAACCGTTTCTGTAGCCCATGCCCTTGATGCTCTGGCAGTACTCCGGCGCGGCATAAATACACACAATCTGTCCATCGGACAGACGGCACCATACCGGAAAAGCCCACAGGCGTCTCATCGATGTAGATTACGTGCCACCAACCTCGGTCCATTGGGAACGCTTTATCCCCCGGCAAACACGCGAGTTGCAAACCCGCTAACGCATATACTGCTTTAGGGTCCGTTATATCAACTCGGCGGATGAGGTATTTCATAGCTCAATTTTAGTTGCATTGAGTGGCAGTAGGTGCTATATTTAAACCACTCCGGGGTTTCCGGTGTATCTGACAGTCCCGGCTGACGACATGCAGACAGATACACACCACTTGCATGTAAGGAATTATCATGGCAATTACCACCTTCCAAGGCCCAGTCGTATCTACAAACGGCTTCTCTGGCGCTGTTACCACCACTGAAGATGTCAGCATGACTGGCACTGCTAACGTAATCGTTATCCCTACCTCTGACCCCGGCGTTGCTGGTGCGATTTGGAACGATGCCGGTACCCTGTCTGTTTCTGCCGGTTAATTAGCTCACCTCGGTAACGGGGTTTTATTGTTTTAAGGAGCTAAATTATGGGTATGCAAACAGACGTTAAAGCGGCGACAGTAACCGCCGAGGGTTCTGCGTATGCGGGCCGCGCCCGTGTCAAGGCTCTATCTTTTGTCACAACCGGTACCGCTGGGTCCGTGCAGATTGAAGATGGAGATGGCGGCGCAGTTAAATTAAACATCGCCACCGCTGGCGTAGCGGATACACAGCATATACTCGTGCCCGGAGAGGGCGTTCTATTTGAGACGGGTATTTGGGTTGTACCGGCTAACGTTACTTCTGTGACGGTGTTCTATGGCTAAAGCAGCGGCATGGACGAGGAAAGAGGGCAAGGACCCCAAAGGCGGGCTAAACGCCAAAGGGCGAGCCTCCTACAACAAGGCGAACCCCGGGAAACCCGGGCTGAAAGCCCCCGCGCCCAAGCCAAAGACCGACAAGGACGCCGCACGGCGAAAGTCCTTCTGCTCCAGAATGTCTGGCATGAAATCGAAATTGACGAGTGCCAAGACCGCCAAGGACCCGAACAGTCGTATAAACAAGAGCCTTAAGGCTTGGAATTGCTGATATGAGCACACCAATTTCAGAATCAACCAAGCACGCCGTAGATGCGCTCTCCGTCGTCACAGTATTGGGGACCCTTGTGGACTTCTTACCTGCCGTAGCAGCGGCTTTCACCATCGTATGGACTGGTATCCGAATCTGGGAAACTGAGACTATACAAAAATTCTTCCGTAAAAAGGAAACATCATGAAAGATAGCAAAAAAGACATGTCCTTTGGCGAAAAAGTCGAAGCCGACAACAGAGTAAAAGCGAAAGATGCCGAGGAGCGCGCGAAAAAATACCGCACGGATGCCATGAAGAAGGGCGGCTCTGTAAAGAAGAAGCCCATGCGCGCCATGCAGACGATTGCAGCAAAGGCTGTTAAGGGCCATGAGAAACGCCTGCATGGCAAGAAAATGGCTGGCGGCGGCTCTTGTCGCGGTGGTGGCGCAGCCACAAAAGGTAAGGGCTTCCAAGGGGTGATGTAATGGGTACCACAACCTACGACAAACTGTCTCGTGGGCGCAAGCAAGAGATTGACTTAGAGCGCCGCAAGAAGCTAAAAGAAGCCAAAAACAAACCAAAGTCGCGTGCGGTGGACTTGGCTGCGGATGTACTTCAAGGCATGGGGCGTGCAGTGCATGGCGATAAAATCAATCCCGGCGCAGGTAGCGAGCGTGCACGGTACAAAACTAATCGTGAAAACGCTATCCGCGAAGCACAAAATAAAGCGGACTACAAGGATTTGAAGGGTAAACCTACTAAATTGTTCAAAGACAAGAACGTTGAAGGTATGTCTGACGATGAGATGTCCAAAGTCGGTGACTTTAAAGTGGAAAAATACAAAAATGGCGGCGCAGTTAAAGGCTACGGCAAAGCTCGTGGCGCTAAAGCCTGTAAGATGCGATGAAAAAAAGTAACTGGATTCAGGACGCTATCAAGAAACCCGGGGCTTTAAAGAAGTCTATGGGTGTTAAGAAAGGCGAGACGATCCCTGCTAAAAAGCTCGCGAAAGCGGCTAAAGCGCCCGGTAAAATGGGTCAACGCGCTCGTTTGGCAAAGACACTAAAGGGGTTTAAGAAGTGATTACGATTGACCGCCATATCGAAGCCTCCGAACGTCTGTATAAGATGATGATGGCCGACCACAAGGAACGAGTTGAAGACTTAATCCAGTGGGCTGATATGAACTCGTCTCTACTGAAAAAGCTAGAAGATCGGGACAAGCGTATTATCGAGTTAGAAGCTGAGATTGTCTCACTCAAAGCCGCGGCGGGTATGTAATGCCCGGAACCGCCACCAAGAAATCTCCCGCTAAGTGGGAGCGCGCCAAGGCTGGTGCCAAGGCCAAAACAGCGAGATATAGATAATGGCAACCTCTGGAACCACAGCGTTTAACTTAGACCTCACCGAGTTGGTGGAGGAGGCGTTTGAGCGCGCCGGTTCCGAACTCCGGACTGGGTACGACTTGAAGACTGCCCGTCGCTCGTTGAATCTAATGTTCACCGATTGGGCGAACCGCGGTATTAACATGTGGACTATTGAGCAGGGCGAAATCCCGCTCGTGTCTGGTACAGGCGCGTATAACTTGCCTACCGATACAGTAGACATCATTGAGCATGTGGTACGTACAGGTTCTGGTACAAGTCAGGCTGATTTGGCTGTCTCTCGTATCAGCGTGTCTACATACGCCGCCATCCCCAATAAACTGACTACAGGGCGCCCAATTCAAGTTTATGTGGATAGGGTAGCCCCCACCCCAACTGTTAACGTGTGGCCCGTTCCTGACGACGCTCAGCCGTATACCCTAGTGTACTGGCGCCTGCGCCGTATCCAAGACGCCGGTGGAGGCGTGAACACGATGGATGTACCCTTCCGCTTCCTAAACTGCATGGTTGCCGGACTGGCCTATATGATTTCTATGAAAGTACCCGGCGGGATGGATCGAATGATGATCCTGAAGCAGCAGTACGATGAGGCTTGGGAGTTGGCTGCAACTGAGGACCGCGATAAGTCCTCTAGCCGCTTTGTGCCACGGTACATGGCTATCGGCTAAGTATGAGCAACAAGTTCGCATCCGGCAAGTACGCCATATCGGAATGTGACCGGTGTGGGCAGCGCTATAAGTTACAGGCGCTGAAAGAGCTAATTGTCCGTACGCGTAAGACAAACGTAATGGTATGCCCGACGTGTTGGGAGCCAGACCACCCGCAGAATATGCAGGGTATGTATCCTGTAGAAGACCCGCAGGGCCTGCGCAACCCTCGTCCCGATAAGTCACGAGCCTTTACTGGCGGAGACTATACATCTAGGGACATCCAGTGGGGGTGGAACCCAGTTGGTGGGGCTCGTGGGTTTGACATCGGTCTGACCCCCAATGATTTGATAGCGACTGCGATTACTGGTACAGTCACAGTGCAAACAACATAACTAGACTATGAACTACGCCGAACTTGTAGACGCTATTCAGGGGTACACGGAGAACACGTTCACCGACTCCGAACTCGCCACATTCGTGCAGCAGGCAGAGCAGCGCGTGTTTAACACTGTTCAGTTCCCATCCCTGCGTAAGAACATGACGGGTACGACTACGCTGAATAATAAGTATTTGTCTACCCCTGCCGACTTCCTTGCCCCATATTCATTGGCGGTTATTGATGGCAGCGGGAACTACGAATACCTGTTGAATAAGGACGTGAATTTTATCCGTCAGGCGTATCCCAACCCAACATCTACTGGTATCCCCAGATATTACGCGTTGTTTGGCCCGACCACTACTACTGGGGCCGCACCGACGATTACAAACGAGTTGTCGTTCCTCATGGGGCCAACACCCGATGCCGCGTATACGGTTGAGTTGCACTTTTATTATTACCCAGCGTCTATTGTTCAGGGCGGTATCTCCTCTCTCGGCGTTGTGACAGGGGGCGTTGGCTACTCTGATGGTACTTACTACGACGTGCCGTTGACTGGCGGCGATGGTGGTGGCGCAACAGCGACTATTGTGGTCTCTGGCGGTGTGGTTACGAGCGCAGCGATTGCGTCTTCTGGCGCTGGGTACCGAGTTGGTAACACACTAAGCGTCGGAACTACGATTGGCGCTACAGGCTCAGGCTTTGTTGTACCGGTGGGTACGCTGACAAACAGCAATGGCCGCTCATGGCTTGGTGATAACTTTGACTCTGTCCTACTGTATGGGTCTTTAGTCGAGGCATACACCTTTATGAAGGGTGAGCCTGACTTGCTCCAGTTGTACGATGCCAAATACAAAGAAGCGCTGCAACTGGCTAAACGTCTGGGAGATGGTATGGAGCGCATGGACGCCTACCGCTCAGGCCAAGTTCGGGTACCGGTAAACTAATATGGCAATTACGCAAACAACTTGTACAAGTTTTAAGGTTGAGCTGCTCACGGGCACCCACAACTTTAGCTCTGACACCTTCAAGGTCGCCCTATACACTGGAGACGCTACCTTGGGGGCAGATACCACTGCGTACAGCGCTACTAATGAGGTCTCAGCTACTGGGTATACGGCGGGCGGGAACACCCTAACAGTATCGACTACGCCGACATCTTCCAGTACAATCGCCTATGCCTCTTTTGCAAACACCTCGTGGTCGTCTGCTTTGACTGCTCGTGGTGCGCTTATCTATAACAGTAGCAAGTCAAACAAGGCGGTTGCTGTATTAGATTTTGGCGCAGATAAAACGTCTTCAGGGACGTTCACTGTAACTTTCCCAACTGCTGACGCTACTAGCGCCATTATTCGTATTTCGTAAGGAGCACCTAATGCTTATTAACAAATCCAAAGCTGTAGATACTATGGCGAGTTCCGTTACCGGAAATGGCGGCGCGTCTGAAGGCCTCAAGGGTGGCGGTGTATTTGAAGTTATTTGCCGCGATAAAGACGGCAATATCAAGTGGACAGCCAAATCCCACAACCTCGTGGTGAACGTCGGCCTGCAAGACATGAACGCTAAGTACTTTAGTGGTTCTAGCTACACCGCTGCTTGGTATATCGGTTTGTACGGCGCTGGTGCCTCTAACACCCCTGCCGCTGGCGACACCATGTCAAGCCACGCTGGCTGGACTGAGGACACAAACTACTCTGAATCTACCCGTCCAGCTTGTACATTTGGTACGGCGACTACGGCAGACCCATCAGTTATCACGAACACTGCGTCTCCGGCAGCTTTCAGCATCAACGCCTCAACAACCATTGGTGGCGCGTTCTTGACCTCTAACAACACCAAGAGTGGCACAACGGGGATTCTGTTCTCCGCGTCTGACTTCTCTTCTCCCGGTGACCGCGCGGTCGTGTCTGGTGACTCCATCAACGTGACATACACATTCAGCCTTGACGCTGCGTAAGAGGTAACTTATGGCTACTAAATTCGCCAAAGGCGATACTGTAACGTTGAACAGCGTTCTTCCGACGGGACCGGTATTGGCCTTCCGTATGGACTCGGACGGGATTGTGTCTTGCCTGATCGAGTGGACTGACTCTGATGGTAATGTGCAACAACGCTGGTTCAAAGAAGATGATCTGATCGCCGCGTAATAGGAGCTGGGCATGTTCGGTATAACCACCTTTGCCCAAGCTCCGTTCTCTACGCTGGCAGGGAACGTCTTTAGCGCGTCTGTCAGTGAAACTTCTATTGCCGATGATGCCACGTCATCCATATTGGCCTTCGCTGCTAACATTGACGAAATTGGGCAGGCGGTAGACGCCACAGCAACTAACCACGTACTGTACGGCGGAATTGAAGAGACGCTGGCTGTCTCTGACGACCCCACTAACAACGGCACGGTTTACTCTGCGTTGTCGGAAACAGCCACTGCGGATGATAGTAAGACCGCTAATGTAGACTTCGCCACGTTCATGGCTGAGCTGGTATCTGGTACCGACGCTACCGCATCTAAGGTTGACTTCGCAGTTAATGCTAGCGCGAGCGCGGCAGCCGCTGACTTTGTTTCTTCCCTCCTTACGTTCTCCGCTAATATCGCTGAACTTGGTACCGGAGCCGACTCTGTGGCTAGTAGCTTCACGGTATCTGGAGCCGTTGCGGAGACGAGTACAGTCAGTGATAGCCCCGCGTCAAACGTAGAGTTCCGCGCCTTAATTGGGGAGATAGCAGCCGCCAGTGAGCAGTTGTCAGCCTTTGTTGATTTTGCGGTAACCGCAGCGGCCTCCGCTCGCACGCTTGACGAGTTCAGCGTAAATGTGGACTTTGTAGCCAGCGTCGCAGAACTTGCAACGGCTATTGACGCTATCTTAGCGCGGCTTTCGTGGGAGATTATTGATGACAGCCAGAGCGTAAACTGGCAAAATGTTGATGCGAGCACAGACGGTGGATGGTCAATTACAGACAACAGCCAGCCCACTAGCTGGGTCAACGTAAATACTAAAGGTTAAACATGGCACTTGTTGTAAAAGACCGGGTCAAAGAAACGACAACTACCACGGGAACTGGCACGATTACACTCGCTGGAGCCGCCAATGGGTTCCAAGCCTTCAGTGTTCTGGGCGATGGTAGCACCACGTACTACGCAATCTACGACACAGTTACTAATGACTGGGAGGTTGGGGTTGGTACCTACACATCTTCTGGCACTACGCTTTCACGCGATACGATCCTTGAATCCAGCAATGCTGGCTCGGCTGTAAGTTTCAGCTCAGGGACAAAGGATGTATTCGTTACGTATCCGGCAGAACGCTCGGTTTATTTGGCTGCAGATGGTACGGCTCCGTTCGATCCGGCTGGTACTGCAGTCGCAATGGCTATCGCCTTGGGGTAAAAAATGGCTTTTAAATCTACTCTTACAGCAGGCATCGGGACTTCCGAGACCGCTATTACGGACACAGTCAGCGCTGGAACGACTCACACTCTGATTGGCGTGTCTATTGCTAACGTCACGACCGGCAACATCACTGCGGATGTCATTCTGAATAAGAACGGCGGTTCCTCTGCGTATATGGTCAAAGGGGCAATTGTCCCTGTGGGCGGCGCACTGGTTGTCGTTGGCGGGGATCAGAAACTTGTTATCGAAGAAGGTGATGACGTTGGGGTTGTCTCTAGCGCTGCCGCTTCGATTGATACTGTTGTCAGCTACTTGGTATAAATATGTCATACGTAGGATCATCCGCTGCTGTTATCCCAGTTGGGTTCTCTGGGGTCAATTCCCAGTCGTTTAACGGCGACGGGTCTACTGTTGCGTTTACCTTG